GGGCGCGGGCCGCTCTTCGGCCGAAAGCTCGCGTTACGTGGATCTCGTAGCAGACCAGGTTTTGCGGGAGCAGGGTAAAGAGCGCGATGTCGCTTCCGGCGTCGGTAGCGACAACGTAAAAAATCCGTGAATCGTCGTTCGGCGTGAATCCGGCCGCGCTCTGGATGCCGTCATCGATGGCGGCGCTCCAGAGGCGGGGATCGCCTGCGACCAGCTCGCAAACGCGGTCAAGGTCGCTAATCCGGCGAAATTGCAGAGGTTATTTCTTCGCGGGCGGGCATTGCCATCCGCCGTCGATCAGGAAGGTGATCTCGGCCGATTGCTGCTCGGCCGTCTGGATGGCCAGCGCGCTGCGCTCCTCGGCCGTCGTCCCGGTCTGAACGGGTTTCGCCGGCTCGGCGGCAGAAAGCGCAATTGCCGCACATGCGGCAATCAGGATTATTTTCATGCTTATCTAGTCGCTGGATGTGGATGCAGAGTCCGCTGGTCCACGTCGTGCATGTGATGCCGCTCGAAGGTCAACAGCCGGAAACTCCAACGATCAGGCCGCCGGAAATCGTGAGCACGCACGTTCCCGCGGTCTTCGTGCCGCTGAATCCCGCCGTGCCGCTAATTTGAAAGCTCGGCGCGGAAATCGGCTTGATGAACGAATTCGTATCGGCGAGCGTTCCCAGAACCTCGTAGCCGCCGGCCGCCGTCCCGCGCATCAGGTGAATTCCGCTAACGGTCGATCCCGGCTGTCCGGTGATGAAAGGCCCGCCGCGAAGTTCCAGAAAGGCCGTGCTTGCGGGGTTATCGATGCCTAACGACATCGACCCGTCCGCGGCTCCCGCCTGGAGTTCGAGAACGTAAGTCTTCGCATTGGGCTGCGGGCTCGATGGCGCGATATTCGGCGTCGCGACGGCCGAGCTGGGGGGACCGAGCGGAAGCGCAAGCGGCGCGCCGCTCGTCAGCCGGTTCAGGAATGCCAGCGTGTTCGTGCTTGAGCTGTCGTGAAGGTCGCCCGTTTTACCGGAGTTCTCGAGGTCGTTGCTTTCGAGCAGCGCGTCGGTGTTCGCGATCGAGTTCAGGCCATAGCGCGGCAGATTCGCGTTTGAGCCTTCACGCACCACGTTTCCCGCTACGCTCGGGCGGGTCGTGTTGGCGACGAAAATCTGGTCATAGGTGTTATCCGTCGCCGAGCCATTCGAGTCCATCAGGTTCGATTCGATGCGGATATCGGAATCGAACTGAGCGCGGATGCCGATCTGGGTGTTTTCGGTGAATACATTATGTTGTGCCGTCGCATACAGCACGCCGAAGAGTTCGAGCCCCGCCTGCGCGCCATTCCCGGTGAAACTGTTCGCGATAACGGTCGCGTGGTCTACATAGGTGGGGGTAAAGGTCGGGCTCACATTCGCGCCATTCAGGATCATGCCCCATGCCGTGTTGTTCGCGAACGTATTGCCGATAAATTCAATGCGGGTTACAAAGCGCGTTCCGCCCGCGCCGGGTTCCACGTCGATGCCGGCCTCGGGCGCGGTTCCGCTTGTATTCTCGAATGCGCTGGCAAGAATCCGGCAATCCGTACAATCGACGATGCTCATGCCGTTGCGCCGGTTGCCGGTGGCGCGCGAGCTGCGAATTTCGACGCGCTGGTTGTGCGTCGAGGTTGCCTGCGATTCGTCCGAATAGAAGCCGTCGCCCCAGAAGTTTTGAGCCGTTACGTTATCGATCAGTACGTCCGAAACGCCCTGCATTCCGATCCCGTAACCGTATTGCGTACCGCTCGGCGCGGTACAGTTGGCACGATTGCCGTCGAGCACGCCGCCGCTGATGGTCACGTTTGAAACGTCCTTTAGCCGGAATACGTTGTAATAGCCGGTCGAATTTGGACGGCACTTCATCAGGACGTTTTGCCCCATCGTCACCGTGGAATTGCTTTGCGGCGCGAGTCCGCCGAAGCGCTCCTGATTGTCCGTGCTCGCGTCGCACGTCACCAGATAGGTCCCGTCAGGGATGAAAACGTTATGCGCCGCTGTGAGCGCTTTGTTGATCGCTGCGGTGTCATCGGTCGCGCCGTCGCCTTTCGCGCCATAGTCCTTCACGCTCACAACGTCGTTGTTCTTCGCTGACTGAATGCGCGTCACCGCGCCGGCTCCGCTGCCGGCGGTCGTGATCTGGTCGGCGCCCGTCTGTGCGAGCAACGTCGCCGCGACGAAAAAGGGAATGAAAAGTTTCATGAGTTGATCGCTATCGGTCCAATGGTCGGGGCGGTCTGGATAATCGAGCCGTCCCCGCGCACCGTGCAAGTCAGAATCACGCGCGTATTCGCCGGCGCGTTCGCGCCGCTGAACGCGGCGGGATTCGTCAGGTCTTTATATGCGCTGTCGAAGGTGAGCGCGTGCCCCCCGGTCGCGTCCTGCTCGAGGATGAGCCGGAACGTGGGTGAGCCCGTGTAATTGATGGGCGCTGCGATGAAGGCATCGGCCATAACCGTGATTTCCTGATTGAGGGCCTGCGAAAGGTCCGGCGTTACGGTCCGCCCGGTCGCGGTAACGCTGGTCCATCCTGCATCACCCGATTGCGCGGTCGCGATGTTCCTCTGCAGGAAGTCGAGCCACGGCTTCGTCATGTTGCCATTCGAGGCGTCGATCACGCGCGTGCGCGTCGGCAGGGTGGGCAGGTTGGCCATTCTCTTACTCGGGATCTATATAGGCCGTGTTGATGGCCACTTCGACGTTGTCCGTGATCAGCACGCTGTAAACGCGGCTGCGGGTTTTTCCCAGCCTGCGCCATTCGCTTTGCTGGGTCGCCGCGCCGAAGGTGCGGCCGGATGGCAGCCGGGTGCTGTTGTACGATTCGCCGAGGTCGTCCGACCAGCTCAGAAGGGGCGTCGGGCCTGCCTGCATCGAGAGCCGGAAGCGATGATGAACGCTCCACTCTTCCTCTTCGCTCAGGTGTGGCGCGGTGCGGATCCGGTATATCGGGGACCCGTTGTCCTGATAAAGCTCGGGGTCCATCCGGTAAATGTTGCCGCTGCTGTAGTCGCCCACCAGGTGCAGCCCGAAGGCGTATCCATGGCATCCGCCGAGGTGGCGATCGAAGCCGGATCCGTTCCAGGCGCCGCGCTCGTGCCATTCGTCCTCGCCGATGTCATAGACCCAAGTAGCATTCCCGGTCGGAAAACTGATCACCCAGAACTGATGGCCGTCCATCGTGTAGACGTAAGCGGTCGCGTCCGAGACCTTCGCGTATGAGCCCCATTGCTCTTCAATGGCATGCGTCGAGACGCGCTTTGGGATGTAGCCATCCGCATACCAGGCGGTGGGATTGCCGCCGCGCGCGTCGCCGCCCAGCCACGCCACGCCGTTCAGCAGATTCACGGCGGTGAACGGGGCTGTGATGCCGGTCGAGATGAACTGCGATCTCTGGAGGGGGAAGGTGTTTGCGGTTGTGCCTCCGGTGTCCGCCCATACCTCTGTCGTCTCGGTGCCGAAGACCCAGAGCTGCTCGTGGTCCGTTAGGATCGCGTTTACGTCGTCGGGGAAGCCTTCTTTGTTCTTGTTGTCGAGCGGGTTCCAGGTGCGGCCGTCCTGCACCGCGCTGATGGCGACGCTCTTGCTGTTGGGCGCCGCCGCGATGAAATAGGTATCGAGGAACGCCGTCTGGCCTGCCGGAACGGGCAGGCTGAAGCTCATTGAAACGTCGTAGAGCAGGCCGGGGTTCGTCGTCAGGGAGAACTGCGTCGCGCTTTGTACGGCCGCTATGGTGTACACCGCGCCGTTGAGGACTACCTGCTGGCCGGCTGCGAGGTTGGCGAATTGATCGCCGCTCATCCACTCCACATAGAAGGTGCCGAGGGCGCCGCTGGTGTTGATCTGCGCTCCGCCTGCCAGGACGAAAAACGGAACGTTGGTCTGGGTTCCGGCGCTGCCGGTCAGGGTCAGGGAGGTGCCGGCCGAGGCCACGGCCGAAATGATGTAGATGGTCCCGTTGATCGAGATCCCGCTGCCGACCTGGCTCTGATCGAACGGCGAGCCGGTCACCCACGTGACGGTCGTTCCGGAGGTGTTTACCGTGCCATTGCCGTTATTGAAGTAGGCCTGGCTCAGTCCGCTGCCGTCGTACACCCATAGCTTTCCGGCGCTCGAAATCAGCAATTGCGCGCCGTTCACCTGAAAGGTGCATGGCGAGTTGGCGGCGTCGGTCCCGACGTCGCCGATCAGGGTCGGGCTTCCTCCTCGGGCGACGCTGTACAGCTTGCTCCCGCCCACCGCGTTGCAGAGGTCGCTTACGGTCGATCCCGGCATCGTGTCCGCGAGGCCGGTCCAGATGCCGCGCAGGGGGGACGTCGGAAGCGTGCCGAACAGCTCGAGGCCGGGCGTGCCCATCAGGGCTCGTTTGCTTTTGCCTTTGCCGGTTTCGTCGGTCTCGATGTAGAGGTTCATCGACCTCTGCGCATCGAATGCGAGCGAACGGCTCTCGTAGCTGCCACCGACAAACGCGTCGAAAACAGCCACGTTAAAAGTCCTCTTCCTGCCCGGTCAGCCAGTTGTAATAGCCGCCGTGATCGCCCAGCAGGGTGGCGTCGGTGGCCATCTCGGGCGAGGGCGTGTTCAGGCCGCGGATCACGGCTTTTGCGTCGCGCAGGCCGTCCATGATCAGCGCGCTTGGCGTTCGGCCGAACATCGGCGCGATCGCGATGGCCAGCGCATACAGCCAGTACTGCGCGTATGAGGGCGGGTAGTTGATCGTGTCGTTGACCGAGCTGACGGTCGGGTTCTGGTTCCAGCTCCAGAATTCCCACTGATAGCTCGAATCCGGAATCAAAAAGAAGTACAGGCTGGCGAGGCCGTGCGCGCTGAAATTGCCGTCGTAATAGGCCATTTCGGGCGGGCCGTAAACCTGCTGATAACGGATCCTCGCCCACTTCGCCTCGTCGGTGGTCACCATGATGGGCCGGCGCACCGTCGAGCTGAGCAGCAGATTGGCGCGGGTGATCTTTACGGGTCGCGGGAGGTCGATGTCGGCCGACGTCGGTGGCGACGTCGGATCCTTCCCGATGGTGTAAATCTGTTTGTTCGCCGTCAGGCTCAGCAGGCCGCTGTAGCTCGCCCCATAGATCAGGGCGCGGTCCGCGTTGCTGCGGTCGACCAGGCGTTGCAGCCTGTCGATGCAGCTCGCCAGTTCCGACGTCGAGAGACTGTCGGGCGCGGAAACAATGGCCAGCTCTTCGGCTGCCGCCTGAATCAGGCTTCCGACAGTCTCGTTGACCATGGCTTATTCGCCCTTTTCGCTGTCGGCTTTGTCAGCCTTCTTGCCGGACTTTTTGGGCTCTGCTTTCGCTCGCGCTTCGGCTCCAGGCAGAAACGCGGCGGGCGTCTCCTGCCAGTCGGCGTCCTGCATCAGTTCGTCGTGCTCTTCCTGGGTTTTGACGTCGCAGGTTTTGCCCGAGCGGTGATAGCGAACGCTCGGGAAGGGCTGATGCACGTATGGCTCTTGCCGGTTGTTACTCTCGCTGTGTTTCAGAATGTTCATCATTGGTGCGGTCCTCGTTGGAAATTGAAAGTTGCGGGGGAGGGGGCGGGACCACTCAGATGAGTGGTCCGCTTCGGGGTCAGTACGACGGGTAAAACTTCGCCGTCGCTGGGTCGTAAGTGAAGGTGATGGGCTTCGACACCACTGCGGTCGAACCGAGCGCGATGTTGTTCGCGGTGGTCGTGGTGAAGATGCCGTCCGGAATCACGGTGAAGCTCCCACTGGTGAAGCCAACCGGGATATTGAAGCCGGTAATCGCCGCCGTGCCGGTCACATGGAACAGCGGGCCGCTCGGGGTGATCAGGCCGGCCGCGGACGCCACGGCTGCCGTGGGCGCGAAGGCATCGCCTCCGGGGTTATTCCAGCCAGGAACCCAGGTGCCGGTGACCGTGCTGCAGAGCCACTCGAAGCCGCTCCCCGTGTTCACCCAGGGCGACACAAATACGGTGCTCGCGCTGCAGCTCCCGCTCGGGTCGTAGTTATAGAACAGATTCGGGGCGCCGACGAGTACTGTTGCTCCGGTCGGGATGCCGGTGCGGGCTCCCGCTTCGCCGCGCCGAACGCGCACGGCGTTGCCGCTCACACTGAGGGCGATCATGACCTCGCCGCGCGGTTGGCCGGCCGAGACCACATAAAGTTGGCTTCCCACCGTGCCGGCCGTGAGCGAGTAAACGTTCACTGCCGATACGCTGGTCAGGTTGATGACGCTGTCCGTCGCCAGCGTGGCGGTCGACGTGGTAGTCGCGGACAGCGTGTTTGTCTGGGCGAAAGCGGAGGCCGCGAGCGCGAAGACAGCAATGGCTTTCAGAAAATTTTTCAACATTGTTTCTCTCGTGAAATTGGGCTCCGCGAGGCTCGGGCCTCGCGGGCGGTTTTGCTTTCTGGGGGACGGTTTAGGCAGCGATAACGCAGGCCAGTTCGCGGTAGAGGGTCGCGAAGCCGGTGAGCATGTCGAAGCGGTTTCCGTGGATGCGCTTGGTCCCGTCGAAGAACCGGATAAAGCTGAGGACCACTCCCGTCTCGTCGTCAGTTTCCTGGTAGGCTTCCTCGACGCCTTTGCCGGACTTCGGATCGCTCAGCGGGACGGAGACGAAGGCATAGGCGTTGCGGTGCAGCAGGAGTCCCTGCGGGCTCACGGCGCCAGCTCCACCCACCACGGTGATGGCCGTGCCATCGTTCGGGGTGATGGTGACGTTTTGGTACTGTCCGGACGGCGTGATGCCGGGGGCGACGGTCAGGGACGCGAGGCCGGATCCGTTGCTGATCGCCGGGGCCAGCACGACGAATTGCTGCAGATCGCCGGTGGTCTGCCGCGTCTGCGGATGGACGGAATAAACGCCCGCGATGGTGAAGCGGTCGCCGACGCCGAGGATTGCGGTGCTGTTCGACCAGCCTTTGGTCGCCAGCGTCATGACGTCGTTGTTCCCGTTGGGCGTGGTCTGGCCACTGCCGCTGATGAGCGGGGTGCCGCCCTGCGCGCCGATCACCTGGTTGTAGATGGTCTGGTCGCGCTCCCAGCGATAGCCGAGGGTCGGGTCTTTCCCATAGGCGTCCTGGCCGCCGATGCCGCCGCGCTCGATCATGCCGCTGATCATTCCCGAGGGGTTGAACAGCGATTTATTGCCGAGTACGAACTGCGTCGACATGCGCCGGTTGATGATGCAGGTCAGGTCCTCGCCTGCGGGCAGTCCGAGTTCGACCAGCTTGTCGCCGGCCAGCAGATACGTGTCGAGGGTCGTCGGGGTCGTTCCCGGCGTGCCGACCAGATTGAAGGTGTTCTGGGCCGCGTACTGCGCCGCCTTCGAGTTCACGTCGTGCGAGAGCGCGATAGCCGCGGGCTTCGCATAATTTTCCTGAATATCGTCGAGCGTGAGGGTCCGCTCGATGGAGTCCCATTCGAAGTGGACGTTCGTCACGTCGCCAACACTGACCGTGGTCTTGATGTTGGTCAGGGGCTGGGGTTGATAGAGCAGCCCGGAAGTCGCCTGGAAGCGCTGCGGCTTCTTCACGGATACGGTGTCACCGACCTTCGCTCCGTTTTTCGCGAATTCCTTGCTGTACTCTTTGCTCATGTTGCGGCACACCGAGAGGTAGCCGCCGAGGTTCATCAAAACCGCACGTGTGAACACTTGCGGCGTAAAAAGGACGTTGTTTGCCATGGGTCTTTCTCCGCGTCTTTGCGGGGGTTATCTGCTGCGCCGGAAGTGGCTGCTCGCCATGCGCTTGAATTCGTCGAGAGGCAGATCGGGATCGTCGAGGCGTTGTTCCCTGGCGGTCGTCGTCGTGCCAGTCACCGCTCGCGCGGGCTTGGGCAGTTCCTTCTTTGCCGGCGTTTGGGGTTTGTCTTTTTCGGCAGTTGAGGGCGCGAGCTTGTCTTCGAGCCTGCCCATTTCCTTCATGGCCAGAAACGGATTCAGCTTGCTGATGCGCGCTGCTTCGTCCGTGTGGGTCGCGAGGTAATAGGCCAGCTGCGGGCCGATGTCGCTCTCAGTGATGGCGTTGTGAACCGCCTGGCTGAGGGGCGTGTCGCCCATCGCTTCGAGCACGTCGTCCAGATCCGGGTGAAGCGTTCTGGCGCGGTCCTTTTTCTCGGACCAAACCGTCTGCCGGGCCTTCAGTGCTTCCGCCGCTTTTTTGTCGGCGTCGGCTTTCTGCGAGGACTCCCGTTCCTGTCGAATGCCCCATTTGGTGAGGGCGATGACGTAATCGTCATAGCTCGTGAAATCGCCGGCTTCGGGCTGCTTGTCGGCCTTCGGTGGCTCTTTCTTTTGCTCGGCTTTTTTGGCTCCAGCAGCCTGCGCCGGTTTCCTGAGTTCTTCCAGTTCCTTCTGCAGTTCGGCGTTCTTGCGCTCGGCGTCCCGTTGCGCTTTCAACGCCTTACCGATGCGTTTCTGGACTCCCTCGGGAAGCTCCTTGTCCTCGGCGTTTTCCGGCTCTTTGCCGTCCTCCGCCCTGGGGAGCTTGCCTGCCTTCTGTTTTTCCGTTCCCGAGTCCGGGGCGCTTTTGGCCTCGGGCTTTTTATCGCCTTCGTCGGCCGCGGGGGGTGCTTTATCTCCGCCGAGCATGCTGCGCATTTCGGCGATGGTGTAGTCGCCACGCACTTCGGGCGTGGTTGTCTCTGTCGTCTGTTCCAAAGGTGGATTTCTCCG